TCATACCGCCTGAGTCTAGGGGGTCATTAACAAAACCGCCTTCGTGCTTTAGGATGCGTTTTAAACACTCCTCAAATCTCATTTTTTCAGGTTTGCCATAATGCGACTACCAAATAAGAATCCAAAGGCTATGTTGGCAGCTTCTAAGGCTATGCGTTGCACATACTGGTCAACAGGTAAGAATAAGGTAGATAGTCCAACAACAATCACAACTAACGCCCCAATATAGCGAGATGACGCTCTTAAGTCTATGACCCATTGGCTAGGTTGTCCAAAAGGGTTATCGAGCTTGGCAAGGGCTTCTAAACGGGCAATTTCGCTGTTATCTAGCTGAATTTGCTCTGCAATGGTGGTTGGGCGAACTCCACCGTTAAAACGCCCTATAAGCTGTTTAATGCCTTCTACGCCTACTGGCACTAAAGCGCCAATGATGGTTTCTAGAATCATTTATGGCTAAACCAAGAGGTAAAGTAAGTAACTAATCCACCAATAAAGGATGCGATTGCCATACCAGCAAACATACCGCCTTTGGATTGATTAGCCATAGCTAATAATGTTTTGATGTCTTTATCCATGACATCAACTTTTTCTTGTAAAGTTTCGACTTGCTTGACTAACCCGCCAAACTTAAACATATCGAAATTGTCTAAGTCTGCCATGATTATAATTTCTTTCGTGCAGGTCGAGTTGTAGTTTTTTTGACTGTAGGTTTATGCTTAACAATCTTTTTAGCTGGTTTAGTCTCATTCAGAGTGGATAATATTTCAGCCCAATATACTTTTTTGGTATAGCCCATCTTGTCAAAAAGCCAGTCAATCATAAACATATTAAGCTCCTTTTAAGGCTGCAATTTCAGCATTAGCGGCATCTAGGCCAGCTTTAAGTTCTTGAACTGCTTGCACCAACATTGGGATCAATACAGTAGTTTTAATAGACTTAAAATCTTCTATGTTGTATTGAGCGTTTGGCGCTGTTTCTACTATACCTGGAATTACTTGCTCGACTTGTTGGGCAATAAAACCAAGCATTTTTTGTGGGTTATTAACAATGTTGTAATTAATTACATCTAATTGGCAAAGGCTATCTAAGTAGTTTCTGCAAGGCACAACATTTTCTTTAATTCTTGCATCGGAAATAGTGCCGTATGTACCTGTGACATTTAATATTGTTCCTGTGTTTTGAAACTGAATTTTGGTGGTGTTTTGTGGGTAATCCAAGTTTAAATTTGTAGAACCATCCCAGCCAGCAAACCAGCTTGAGCCAAACCAACTAAGTCCTTTGGTAGATACTCCAGCACCAGAACTAGGGTTAAATGTATTGTTTCCAGTAAATGAATTACTTGCGTTTGTATAAGCCCCATTGGTAACGGTTGCAGCATTACCTGTAACATTAATGTTCCAGTTGCCACTTGCTCCGCTACCTGTTGGGCTAGGCGCATAAGTGCTGATGTTCCCTGTTGTAATAACAGTAGCGCCACCAGCGTTATATGGTGTGTAACCTAATGCGGTTGTCACATCACCAGAAGTTAGCGTAACCACGCCTGTGCGGGTATTAAACGATGTAACGCCTGACGATACAGCAGCAATAGCAGATTGTACAAAAGCAGTAGTCGCTATTTTTGTGGTGTTATCAGAGCCAGGTGTAACGGTTGGAGCAGTACAAGTTCCTGCTAAAGTAGCGCCACCTGATACATTTAAGGTAGTAAAACGACCTGTAGATGGGCTAATGTTGCCAATCGGTGTGCCGTCAATCGAACCGCCAGTAATATTGGGGTTAGAAATCTGACCAACAGTAGCAGCGTCTGTAGAAGCTGTGCCGTTAGCCAAACCTGTAACTTTGTTATTACCCATCTGTAAAGCGCCTGTCATTGGCGTTTGACCGTCAGAAGCAACCGAGCCTGTTAAGGCTGTAGCCACATCACTAAGGGTTGTATTTGCCCAGTTTGAGGTAATGCTTGTGCCAGTAACTACGGGGTTACCGCTAGGCAATACATATGTACCTGATCCGTTTCGTGCCATTCTTATTCTCCTGTAACTTCTTGTTTGCCAGCCCTCATTAGTGCGGCTAATTTTTCAACGCTTTCTTTACGCATTTTTGTTGCTTTTGATCGTGCTGCAATAGCGCCCAACTCTAACGGTATGCCAACAGCAGGATTAGCCATAATTGCACCGCCAGCAAAAATACCGCTTACTGGGCCACTTGGCGTAAATCTTCCATAGAATTTTAATAAATTCTGCATTGTTCCACCTTTAGCAGCTTCTTTAATAGCCTCTTGTTCTGCTTTAGTAAACAAACGCATTTGCTTGTCATTCTTTGCTAAATTACGCAACTGAGTGGCTAATGAATTTTCTGTGCCAGATTGGGTAAATTTGCTCTTATCTAATTCTGCTCTTTCAAGCATATTAGTAAATATTTCTGATTTACTTAATTTGGAATAGGTATCTCTAGCTTCTTTCCAAGCCGTTAATCCTTGTTTGTCACCACCAACAATAGAAGATTCTGGAATAGTAGATACATAAGCATCAAAATCTTCTTTTAAAGTTGTAGCTAATTTGCGTTCTTGTGGCTCTGTACTGCGTTGTGCGTTTTGAATAAATTTACGCAAAGTGCTTAATTCATTGAAATCTTTAGGAATTTGAGCGTTGGTTAATTCTTCTACTGCAACAGCAAGTTTTGGATACAAGCGTGGGTCGTAACCTTCATTACGCAAATCTTTAGCTATAGATGCCATGTTAGTAGCAAAGTCTTTAGCGTTTAATTCAACTCCAGATTGTTTGGCAACATTAAACAATTCAGATGATCTTTGTGCCAATGCTTCTGTAGTTGGGGCTGTTTCAACAATTGAAGGTTGCTTACGCAATGCTTGAGCCATTTGAGTTACAGCAGGTCTAACTGTTTGAGTAGCCTCGGCTATTGCTGGCTGAGTTGCCCCTGCCATACGAGCATAGCTAGGGATCATGCCTACATTAGGTATAACAGGTGGCAATTTAGTTGCTTCTAAAGCACCGCCAATAGCGCTTAATGCTTCTTGAGCAACAGGGCTTGTGGGTTGGTACATATTGCGTTGAGCCATAGCTAATGGTGGCTCGCCTGTTGCTAATGCTGATACTGCGCTTGGAATTGCCAATGTTGCACCTGAAGCTAAAGTTGCTGGCACTTGATACAAAGCTTTAGCGTAATCTGCACCAGTTCTTCTAGGTTGAACCATAGGTGGGTTAGGAACTTGTCCAGCAACCGTAGGCACATCTGTATTAATGATATTGCCCCGTGTATCCTTAATGCCTAAATAAGCATCAGGATTAAAAGCGGGCGCTGTTTGGGCTAGATATTTATCAGGATCAAAGGCCATATTATTTTTGTCCTAAACGCTGTTTAATTTGAGCAGAACGAGGGTCGTTGGGATTGGAATTAGCCCAATTTAATGCTTCTTGATCTTGTGGTGATAAACCAGGTGTAAATTGCTTAGATGTGGTCGCTCTTGTGCCTTTTTCCATATCAGCAAGGTATTGTTTAAAGCCTTCTAATTTATTAATAATTTGATCTGCATTATCGGTTACAGCTGGCAAGAATGAGTTAATGCGTTGCAATTCTTGTCCGCTTTGCGCTGTACCAGCTCGTTCTTTAATAACTGCCGACACATTGTTAAACACATAAGCCCGTGTACGAGTTTGTTCAGGTGTTTCAAAACGACCTGCAATTGTTTCACCGTAAGGCAAATTTTGCATTGCGCCACGACCAAACGAAAACGCATCTTTATGTTTTTGAACATCTTTAATTGCGCCATCAATAGTTGCTTTTTGCTGATTAATGCTCAAAATGTCTTTTTGTTGCTCAGAAGATAATTTAGGTGGCAATGCTTCACCGCCAGCCATAATTGGCTTGGCTTCACCAGTGCGAGTATTAACAATCATTGGGCCATTTGCAGTTTCAACCACTTGACCAGCTTGAGGCATTTGCGATTTAGGAACAACTTGCAATACTTTAGTAGGGTCTTTAGGATCACGAAACTCAATTGAAGTTCCTGTGTCAACTTGCAATGGCGCACGGAATTTTTCTCCACCACGCATTTCAGTAACACCACCACCCAAGCGAGGTTTAGTAAAGACTTCGCCTTCACCCAATTTAACGCCTTTAAGTTCTTCTTTAGCAATATTTTGTAATGTTGGGTTGTTAGATGCCAATGCAAAACCAAGGGCAGCGCCTGGGTCAGTTTCCTGTAAACGGCTATATTCTTCAATTTCCTTTACTTGTCTTTGACGCAACGCTTTAGCTAAAGCATCTGCTTTTTCATCTGTTTTTGCAGATAAATAGCTACCACCTAATGCACTTGCTAATGGTTGTAACTGTTGCGCCCAAGATGGGGCTACATAACGACCTGATACCATACCGCCCTGTGGTTGATTAAACGCTTGGCTAGTTAGCAAATCAGCGATTTTGCGCTGACGAGCAATTTCTGCCGTTTCAGGGGTTTGTCCTAAAATTTGTTGGTCGGTTAAAAAAGGTTGTGCCATTATATGTTCCTTAATAATGTAGCCAAATCGTTTGTTTTGCCTTGCTCGGATAGTTCAGCCAAAAAGTTTTGAGTTTGTTGTAATGGCTGAGTTTGTGGTGTTTGTGCGTTTAAAAATGGAAGCTGATTGCTACGATACAATCCACCAAATTGCTCAAAAGTGGGTGTGTTTATACCTATATTAGGTGTGTTCATACCCATTTGCCCACCGTTTAATATGCCAGCTAATGATTTAGCACGATTAGCCGCACTTAAAGCATCTTTAGCGGTAAGTGTTTGCGCTTCAGCACCAGCTTTAGCTATTTGTGCATCTATGCCAGCCATTTCTGTAGGCAAAGTTGTTGCAGGAACAACATTACCGCCAGGCGTTAATACTGCTTCTGCTGAATAATCAACAATTGGTGCTGCATTACTTGCTGTTAAACCAACCGTTCCAGCGCCACCTAAAGTTACCGTTCCTGCTGGCAATCCTGTATTAGCTGCTGCCACCATTCCTGCAGTAGTAGATCCTTCTGCGATTGCTGCGGCTTCCAATGCTGCGGCTGCTTCTGCAGCAGTCAATGCTGTACCACTAGCAGCACTAGCTGTTCCAGCAGCACCTGCTTCAGCAGCCAATAAAGATGGATCAACATATCCTGTAGTAATAGCTACAGCTACAACAGCAGGCAATACCCAACCGCCAGGTATTTCACGATTTACAAAAGTATCTACTTCTGAGCTAGCTTTACCAATTGCAGGGCCTGGGTCAATGTCAGCCAAAGCATCACCAACGCTAGAAACAGCGTCAGAAATAATATTTATTGGGTTAAGAGATGGGCCACCATTTAAATGGCGTTCCATTTGCCAAGTCCAACCATTATGTTTTGACTTAAGTATGCTCATACTATTGCCATCCAGTTATATTCAGGATTGTCAGATTCTTCTACAGGAACATCCATATTTCTTAACAATTGGATAATTTGTTCATTATCGGCTTTGCCGTAAACACGCTCAATGTCAGAAGCTTTAATCTTTTTAATAAAAGCAATGACAGATTTAGCAAGTTTAAGTGGTGCATCTACAGTAAATAAATGCAATTCAACCGCACCATCACCAATTTTTCTAAGCAATAAAATTGAATTATTTTCTTGAAGCTGAATAAGCGTTTTAGCTTTTAGCCCAACAGCAATTGCCCGCAGAATTTCTGTAGGTTCAATGCCATTTTTTTGTAAATCAGCAGAAATAATTTCAGATGGTGTCATAATTAAATTAAATTAAATATTCTTTCAGTTAATACATCTGATTCTGACATTGTTGGAGTAGCAAAACCACTTCCATAAATAGAACTATTACCTATTGAATTAATTAAATTTGAGTTTGCTAAACCTTTGCCAATGTTTAATAGTCCAGGCAATCCACCGCTGCTAAGTAAGGCAGTGCCGCCTAAACCAAATAAACCAGAAGTAAGATTAGCTTGGCGAGCAGCTTCAGCGTTTCTAGCGGCTATCTGAGCAGCTTGACCTGTTGTATAAGCACCTAAATAATCAGGGCCAGCGACCGCTGCTTGAGCAGGAGCATTGATATAACCAGGTTGAGTAGCTTGCTGAAATGCACCAAGTTGGGTTAATGGCAAATTGTATTGCTGTAAAGCTTGATTAAAACCTTGTTGATTTGCTTGTAGTCCAACATTAATGCCGCCAACTTGAGCAGCAGTTAATAGATCATTTTGGCGTTGTGCTTGTAAAGTCTTGGCACGGTTATAAGCCTCTGATCCAGGCATAATGCCTTGGTTAGCTAATTGTGCGTCTAATGCTGTGTTTTGGCGATCAATTTGAGGTTGCAATCTACGCATGATTGCATCGCTATAAGTTTCGCCAGGGTTAATTCCAACACTAGGAGTTTGTGGGTTAAATGCTTGTCCTGCGGTTTGAGCCACACGGCTTTGTAAACCACTTAAAGCGGGTTGCAATTGAGGTGCAACGGTTTGGCGAGCAGTCCAAATAGGGTTGCCATTGGCATCCGTACCAGTTTGCTCATACTGTAAATTAGAGTATGGTGTGATTTGATTAACACGATTGGCGGCTACGGCTTGTTGTGCGCCAGCTAAATTCCCTAATGTAGTTTGTTGAGCCGCTTGAATATAAGGATCGGTAGAAGCAGCAAATTGATTAGGTGTATTAATACCGAATGGATTTCTAGGCACTTGCTGTCTTTGCTGATATTCGGGTGTGCTTTTAAAGGCATTGGTAATATCTTCAATAGATTTGCCAGCAGCTAACTGACTTTGCCAATACTGTAGTCCTGCTTGATCGGGCGCACGACCTAATAAATTTCGATATAAACCACTAATTTGGTCGGTATTTGCAGTTGGGTTAGCAACAGTTTGGTTTGCAATAGTATTAGCAGTTTGGTTTGTCATGGTATTGGCAACTTGGTTTAAATTTGCCCCAGGACTGCTAGATGCACCAAAACTATCAGTTTCATAAATGCTAGGCATTTGATAAGTATCGCCACCAGCCATGTTTACAGGCTGACTTGGCATACCACCAAGAGGGCCAGCTAGCCCTGTCAAGCCGCTTTGATTTGGCGTTGTACCAAACATTTGTGGGTTATATGGCAACATTCACTTGCTCCTAAGTAATTAAGTTAGAACCAAGTGATCGGCAATGCCAATTATAAACCCTTGATTCATTAAATAACACTACCACGCTCCATAACATAATCGGTTGATACCCAATGAACATCAATACCAGCTGAAATCATGTTTAAATTAATACCGCCTGAGTAGCCAATTCCTGTAACTCCTTGCCATTGGCGAGAAACTACTAGGTTTCCTGCCCATATATCGCTATCCCAAGTAGCAAAATCCCACCGTGCTGTAGTTGTCGAAACAGGCTGAAATGAGACTTGCCCAAGGTTGTTTTGGGTCTGGAAATCGGTATTAATACCACAATAAACGCCTGGCGTACCCACATCAACAAAGAATGTTGGGCGCACCAATGTAAAGCGTTTTTGCTGACCTGGGTTGTCAAAGTAGCTATACGCTTGTTGGCAGGTAGCAGAGATTTGCGCTCCATTATCGGCATAGGTATCCCAAAACTTACCTACAAAGCCGTTGCCTCCAAAGTACATATCATCGCCCTGTAATTCCCAGCATTTAGCGTTGATATTAGAGAAATTAGCCCAGCCTTTAGATATGCCGTGCATTACATATTGCTCAGTGCCTGTGGTTTTTGGCACATTAATAATTAGCATATTTTGTTTAGCAAAGTAGGTCACTTGCCAGCCAAACTCGGTGGAATATAGGTCTGCCGCCTGAGATATGGCGTAGAAAATCTTGTCTGTTAAGTTAACTCTAGGGTCTAAGCGTGAGGATTGAAGTGCGGAAGCTAGGGGAACTAAGCCGTCTTGGGTTAACAAAAGGATGTCACCAGCCCATTTAAAATAGCATCTACGGCTATACACATAACCCAATTGCCATACGCCTTTTAATGCCCATGTTGTTGGGTCATCAGGGTCAGTACCGTTATAAACGATAATTTCGCCCATATTGGTAATAAATACAGCGTAATCGTCTGCGCCTTGACCAGCATCAATAGTCCAAGTAGCCATGCCTTGTAAGAAACCACCGTTTCTAGCAATTCCACCAAAATCAAGCTGTGAAGCAGCGCCAGAAATAGAATCTACGGGCAAATACCATACTTTTAGGGTGTCTTTTTCGGTGAAATACAGCCTATTTTTGAACAGGTTTACATTAACAAATTTGTTACTATTTACACCTGTTATGGCAAACAAAACGGTATAAGACCCTACTGTTGTAGCATTACCTCCTGGATTGGTTGCCATTGTGTAGGTAAATGTACTAGCCCCAGTCACAGTAATACGATAAGTGCCGTTATAGGCAGCTGGGCTTGCACCAGAGATGGTAACCCGATTCCCTGTCACTAAACCATGCGGGATAGCAGTCGTTAAAGTAGCTGTTGTAGTCGAATTAGTAATTGAGCTAATGGTTTGGGCTGTTGCTGTAGGAGCAATCGAAAACCAAGCTGTGCCGTCATAAACAATCGTAGCGTCTATTCCGTTACAAGCCACTAAATACTTACCGCCAGCAGTTGAGATATTAATATGCTGTAGTTTGTCTAAGGAAGTGCTGTAAGCTGAGGTAGCAGTTGTAGTAGAACAGTTGTAAATAGTAGTACTAGCAGCAGCAAACAAGGTCTGTGTGCTAGTTCCTGCGTAATTCATTAGGGTATTGACTTGCCCCGTTATTCCTGAAGAATATACGGTGTACCCGCTACGCAAGATTACATCGGTAGGCGTAGGGTAAAAATTAGTAAGGCTAACTGCATCTGTAGGGGGCATTGCTGCCACAGAATCCCTAGCGTTCCAACCCCCAATAGGCGCTGTTATAGACGCAGTTAAAGCCGTTCTTTGCTTTGGAATGGGCATAATTATGTTCCATAACCAGTATCAGGAATATTGGCGTAACCAATAAGAACCTTGCTCGGATACGGTGCAAAACTGAGGGTTGCCGATCCTTTGTCATTGGCTTTAGCGATGTTTAAGTACCGCATATAGTCTTGTTGCAGTGCAGTAGTATCAAACGATTTAATTTGGAAATACTTAAGTTTTGTAAATAAAACCATGACACGGTCATCAAAGACAGTCGTGTCGTTATCGGCTGTAAAGCTGTTTTTAACTGCTCCTGTAGAGCTTCTTGCCCAGCCTTTTGATCGATATTCAAAACCTAAATATTCTTGGGTGTTATATGGTGGCCAAATTTGGAACTGACTGCCTAAAATACGCCATCTAATCCGAGGGCCTGTAGAAATATAGCCAGATTTTAGCCATTGCCATTGTTGAGCATCTTCAGGGCCTAGCATCTGCCAATGTTTTGTTTTATCCCAATGCGTATTATCGGTAATAGTCTCAAAATCAGGCGGTAAATCGTACTTTGTTTGGCTAAAAGTAATGGTTTGACCAGCATAAGTTCCACTTGCGTGTTGGCTCATTGTTATAACTTGACCATTTACGCTAGAAACATAGGTATCTTGGTTAATTCCTGTGCCTGTAATGGAATAATTGCTATTTAGGCTTGTGGCATCACCAACAACAGTCAAAATAGGGCTGTTTGAGCCTGTAGTAGAACCTATTAATTGCAAATAATTGGTGTAAAAACGATACTCCAACTCTAATGCTTGCCAATTGTATTCTTTTGTAAGCTCGTATCCAGCAGCGTTCATTAACGACAATATCTGTTGAACATCTTGATTGGGGTTACCAGCAACGCTTACAGAAACGGCTAAGTTCAATTCCGATTGGACTTGATTCACGAGTTGAAGCATCGTAGATGACATATTATTCCTCTTGGACTTTGGGTTTACGACCTTTCGGTTTACCAACAGCCGCAATGAGTGTAGCCATTTGCTGTTGCATCTCAGCTATCTTTGCATCTGTTTCTGCCTTGATTTTAGCATTTTCTTCTTTTAATTGGGCAATTTCTTCTTCTCTTTTGGTGGCTTCAGCCGTTTCGGTAGCCAAATTCAAGAAAACCCGTGCTTTGTCTCTAAAGGCAGTTGGTGACATCCCTGCAATCATGCCGATCCGCTGTAATTGCTGGTCTGAAGCGTTGGCAATCTGCTCAACAGTATGGAATTTAATGCCTTTTAGCTCTTCCGCTTGGGATTGGCTAATTAAAGTCCATTCGCTTACGGGCGTTCCGACTATTTGATTAGATGATTCTTGGGTAGTTTGATATTGCAACCATTGTTTTGGAAAGCGCTGTTTGTGGTTTTCATTGGCGTATGTGTCAATTTCGGTCAGATTATCGCCAGGAATCATAATCCTAACAAAGTCACAATCCTTAAAAATTGGTCTGCCAGCCTCGTTTGATTCGTGATCTAGCTTAACTGCTTTTTTATAAAACTTGACCGCTAAACGGGAATCTGCGTCTTGAACATCACTATCTATTGCCATATCAATCTCCTAAAGTGGTTTAGGTACAACAGTTAAAGAAAAAGGAGTTACCCAGTTAAGAGTAACCCCTTGTTTTTACTACAAAAACAGATTAAACACTAGCCTTGCTAAACCAGCCAAAATCGCCTGATGCCATAGAAGAACCAGACAAATATGTGCCAGCAGAACCCAAGGTAACTTGGAATGTAGAGGCATTGATGATGCAAGTAGCGCTAGATGCTGCAATTGCTACACCAGCTTGAGCAAATACATAACGCAAACCGTCATTACCAAAAGTTTGTGCGCCTAGTGGGCCAAACGCTGGAATGTCAATGGCAGTTGTGCCAGTTGTGTATTCAAAGCTGATCGGAGTCGTATTGTTTAAATCAACTCCTGCGATGGGAAGTACTGAGTAAGCCATGATATGTTTCCTTTATCAAAAATTAGGTGGTCAACAAACCTTGCAACTGGGAGTTGCTTGTTGTGAGGTTACCAGCCCAACCATAGAGCTTAACAATCGCATCTTGGTTAATGGCTTGACGCTCACCACCGATAGGTACGAAATTACGCTCTTTGTG